AGCTTTCTGGAATAGAATAAGAAATATAATTTTTGATAGCCCCTCATCTACTTGGTTTGATTTTAAATTTGGAATGAGGTTAAATTTATTGACCCCGTTTCAAGGTGTACCCGATTCGTTCTTTGATAATCTTCATACGATGTATTATGATGATTTTGCCAAATTTAACGATGAGAAAACATTTATTTGGGAAGAATCCGGAAACAAATATTTTTGTTTTCCTATAGAGCAAGTAGAACACGATGTAAACAAGTTTTCATCAGTTATAAATAACTATAATAATATTTCAAGTCTCCCAAGTCCATCGACGGGTACCCTGAAAACAACTCTTGGCCATAAAAGCGCGCTATCAGAGGGGTCGCTGGAGCCCGAACCAACTTTGTGGGCCCTCGCAAGATCTATAGACGGTGCGCATTATATTGATAGTGATGGTATGCTAGATGTAATAAAAACAGAGTTAGCACAAGTCGTTGCGTTTGGCAAAGACAAAGATCCGTCCAACCCGACTCCCAACAAACTTTTAACCAACGTGGTGCCTCTTAAAGAACTAATAACAACAACCGCGCTATTTTACAGATATTATATGGAATCGGCCTACCCCGCTTTAAGAACATTATTTGATCCTACCAAGAGTATGGTAACTCGCGTCATTGCTGCTTTCACCGCTGCCTCCGAAGGAGATTTCACATATATGGATTCTCTTTTAGAAGATATGGCACCAGGCGCATCAAGCCCTTCTCAATCTCCTACGGACGCGGAGGTGGCTAAAAAGTTTATGTTGTTGTTTGTTCAAATGGCCGCTAATATGTTTGATCCGACATGGCAGACACCATGGTTCCTCCCAGGCCCAATCACACCGATAGGCATAGTAGCTAAGGCATTATTAACTGACTGGTCCGATGATGACGATAAAAATGACGATGCCGGAGATCTCACAGAACCAAAGGAAAAAGTATGTCCGCCAGATATGCCAGTAACAGCCCCAGAGCCATCTTTAGTCGAAGAAGGCATAGGCCTCGAAGTACTCACAGAGGCATTAGGGGGGGAGATAACCGAAGAAGCTTATGAGGCACTCCCTAACAGCGCAAGATATTTATTGGTTTTCCCTGAAGCGATGGCGTATCGATATTTCGGAGATACGTCCGGACACCCAGGCGCAGGCCTCCGAGGCAGAATTGGCCCATGGGGCACCATGGACGTCTTCGAGCAGGTGGCGCACACCACAAAATCCTGGAGGCGGCCCTTTAAGCCTTTCCGTTCTGATGGCATATATGGGCCGTGGTCATTACCCCTGTACAATTATGGTTATACAGGCACTTATTTAAAACTAAAGGTTCCAAGCGGGGCTAATTATACTGGCGTGGTAGTGACCCCCTCGTCGCACCCCTTCGTGGAGCCTTTTACTCCGCAGCCAGGGTACATCCACCATGGCATCATGGAGCTGTTGGAGGATGGATATGAACACATAACTGAGGGCCACCCCGGCGGCGTGCCGGGGAGTGCCGGTGGATACTATAGCATCTCACCGGTCTTGGGAGGCAGCAAGGATTTAAGCTTCGCGGCCAGAAAGGACCTCGTGCCGGGCAATCCATACTTCTCGAATGGCGAGCACAATCCCCACATCTACGATGCAGACTGGATTAACGGATTTTCCATTGGGTGGCACCTAGGCGGAGATCCCGATTCTGTGAAAGTTTTCAGAGATCGTGTTTATGACAGCTTAATTTATTCTGATGTCGCCGACGAACTGCAGGCCGAAAAATTCATGCACCTCGACGGCCCAGCGATAGCAGTGACCGTTAATGATGTCGAACCATTCCTAGGAATTGGAGGAATCGTCGGTGCAGGCCGGGATCTGAGCAGTGCGCAATATGATTCCAGGCTTGACCTTATCGAACGGAAAAAGGAAAAAATCGACCCAAAAGACGCCGTTCATACAGTGCGAAGCGCTGGGAACACTGTCATCGAACTCTTTGGTGCAGACTTATTAGAATACTTGGGTGTTGTAAAACTGAAGCCAGGAGAATGGGGATCATTGAACACTACACCCGGTTAAATAATAAGAAGAATAATTGATTTAACTGCTAATTATTAGAAAGGAATAAAAAAATGGCAGTTGGCTTCTCTCCAAAATTACCGTTACAGCCCGATCCTACTGATGGGTTTTTTAAACTCAACAAAACTTTAGGAGAAGTTATTAAACAAAATTTAAAAATGCTAATCCTGACAACCCCAGGAGAGCGCATAATGCATCCAGAATTTGGAGTAGGTGCCAGAAATTTTTTATTTGACACAAAGGTAGGAACTTTTCAAAGCCTTAAAACTACAATAATCACACAGGTACGACAATTTATTCCTTTTATTAAAATTATTAATATTAATTCATCCGATGTAAAATCGGGTGGAACACAAGGACATAATTATTCGGAAGAGCAGCGCATGGGGCTTGTGGTTAATTATTATATTCCAAATTTAAATCTGAATGATACTTTAAAAGTAACTATTACTAATACTTAGTTATAGTTAACGAGGAAAAATTAAGAGATGCCGAAGAAAAAACCATCTATAAATTATACAAGTCGCGACTTTAACTCAATTAGATCGGACCTAGAATCTTACGTTAAAAGATATTATCCGGACAACTATAAAGACTTTACAGAAGCTTCTTTTGGTTCTCTAATGCTAGACACTGTTTCCTATATTGGGGATATGTTATCTTTTTACGTAGACTACCAAACTAATGAATCATTTTTGTCCACCGCAATGGAGTTTAATAATGTATTAAAGTTAAGTGGTGAGCTTGGATACAAATATAGACCCTATCCGTCTTCTTTCGGTACATGCAATTTTTATGTAACGGTTCCTGCCGAATCAAATTCACCAGCACCAGACGATAATTATAAACCTGTTCTAAAAAAGGGTTCAACTTTTAATTCCACCGCGGGCACTATTTTTACACTTTTAGAAGATGTCGATTTTTCAAAGAGCACCAATCCAATCATGGTTGCTTCGCAAAACTCAACAACAGGCCTTCCGCTTACTTATGCTGTGCGCTCAGCAGGACAAGTTATTTCTGGTGAACTAGCCGTACAGGAAGTAGCTCTTGGAGAATTTCAAAAGTTTCTAAGAATAGGTATAAACGGGCAAAATATTAGTGAAATAGTTTCTGTATTTGACGATAACGGAAATCAATATTTTGAAGTTGATTATCTCACCCAAAATATTATATATGTGCCAATCTTAAACAAAGGAAGCAATTCCAGTACAGTTCCTTACATAATAAAACCTATAGCTGTTTCCCGAAGATTTATGGTTGAAAGTACGCCGACCGGAGTATTTTTGCAATTTGGTTACGGCAGTGAAGAAACGCCAGTGGAGCTTAAAGACCCATCAGAAGTTGTGCTACGGCTGCATGGCAAAGACTATTCTTCTGACACCTCATTTGATCCTTCCGTACTAAATGAGACAGACAAGCTTGGTGTTGCTCCTGCAAATACCACTTTAACAGTAATATACAGGATTAATACTACTGAAAATACAAATGCCGCAGCCGGCACAATAACTTCTGTGGGCACCGCTGATTTTCAGTTTGCCAGCCCAGAAGGTTTAACCACAAACAAGAAAAATCAAGTAATCAGCAGTCTTTCGGTCATGAATGAAGAACCAATTGTGGGAGATGTAACTTTAGTATCTTCAGATGAAATAAAAACGCGTGCCCTTGGAAACTTTGCCGCGCAATATCGGGCAGTAACAAAACAAGATTATATTAATATAGCTTATAATATGCCAGCAAAATATGGGAAGATTAAAAGATGCACCATAGAGTTAGATGCTGACTCCTACAATCAGCGCAATTTAAATATGTACGTCATCTCAGAAGACACAGATGGCAACTTGGTCGAAAGCAATAGTGCGCTAAAAAACAATTTAAAGACTTGGATCAATCGATATAGGATGATCAATGACACAGTTGATATATTAAATGCTAAAATTGCTAATATTGGTATAGATTTTAAAGCTTCAATATTCCCCGGCATTAATAAATATGATGTTTTAAACGAGTCTGTAAGTGCGTTGCAAACTGTTTTTGATAAGACATTTTATGTTGGAGAGCCTCTTTTAATAACGGACGTATATCAAACTTTAAAAACGGTACCAAACTTAATGGATGTTATAGACGTACAAATTACATTAAAAACTGGAGCATCATACGCCGACTCTCCCATAAACATTGAAGAGGCGATGTCCGCGGATGGAAGATTTATAATTGCACCCGCGGATACAATCTTTGAAGTCAAATTTCCAAATGCAGATATAGCAGGGACAATAGTATAGTGGCTATTAAAAGATACACAGCAGATGCAGATACAACGATAACAAATGCTTACAAAGCAAACTTGTCCACGCGCGGCGTGAGCGGGAATATGGGCCAATCAGACATTTTGGAAGTCTTTTCAATCTACTCTCAGGCGTCGACTGGCTCCTCGGAATTAGAAAGAATATTGATTAAATTTCCTGTAACTGGCACGACCGCCGGCTATATTTCTTATGATAGAACTCAAGGGGACATTCCATCATCAGGTAGTGTATCCTTTTATTTAAGGCTATTCAATGCCGCACATTCACAAACTACTCCTAAAGATTATAATTTAATAGTTGACCCTGTTTCTCAAAGTTGGGATGAAGGCCTTGGGCTGGACATGGAAGAATATTCTGATGAAGATGCGGCCAATTGGATTACCGCTAGTGTCGACGGAAGCAGCGCCACCCTTTGGACAACTGCGGGCGGTGACTATTTGGTAGATTCTTCCTCTTCTTTTACTGCTTCTTTCGCTACCGGCTTTGAAGATATGGAATTGGATATTACCACACTAGTTGAGCAGTGGATAAGCTCTAGCAATAATAATCAAACTGATTTTGATATGGGGCAAAAGTCAAATTATGGTGTTAGTGTGCACTTAAAAAGCAGCGAAGAGACCGCCGAAAAGTCTTATTATACTAAAAAGTTTTTTGCAAGAGGATCGCAATTTTTCTTTAAACGCCCAGTTGTTGAAGCTCGTTGGGACTCTTCCAGAAAAGACAATAGAGGAAGTTTTTATTATAGTAGCTCGATGGCCCCCGCCGCTGATAATTTAAATACAATTTACCTTTACAATTATGTTCGTGGCCAACTAAAAAATATTCCCGGCATAGGCGCCAGCGACCCGATATATATCAGTCTTTATTCAGGCTCGGCCGCCAACTCATTACCATCTGGCTCAAAGTTATTATTAAGTACCGGAGGTTCAGTAGATTCTGGTGATCTTTATAATGCAACTGGAGGCTTTGTATCCACAGGAATTTATTCGGCCTCTCTTGCCTTTACGGGTTCTGGTTCTCTAACAAGAGTATTTGATGTGTGGCACAGCAGCAGTGTTGAATATTTTAGTGGCACAATAGATCCAAAGAATTTAACCCAAACTTGGCCCGGCCAAGCTTTTAACCCGAGTCAACAATATGTGTCTAAAATTACAAATTTAAAATCTTCATATACTACTAAAAATAAATTGGCGCGCCTACGATTATACACGCGCAAAAAGGATTGGAATCCCAATATTTATAGCGTCGCGTCAGCAGTCGCTCCTATCGATTTGGTTAACGATGCTTATTACAAATTAATTCGTGCTACCGACGGCTTAGAAATAATTTCTTACGGTACAGGAAGCGACAATAACACAAGATTGTCTTATGATGCTAGCGGCAGTTATTTTGATTTAGACATGTCAATATTAGAGGCAGATTCTTCATATACAATTAAATTTGTTTATTATCTTAATGGCCAATATGCCGAACAATCTGAAGAATTTACATTTAGAGTAGAATAAAATATGAGCACAGATTATAAAAAAATATTTGGCCAAAAAGATATTATTTTGGCGCAAGTTGATAGAGACACTATAGCCTCTGAGGCCGAATCTGTCCAATATATGTTGGAGTATTTCAACAAAAAACAAAGATTTATTCCTCCTGTTGATTTTAATAAACCAAAATATTTTGCTAGATTTGGATCCGCTGAAAAATATTATATCGATTCTATCGAAAGAATTTATAAAACATATCCTTACGACGGCTCACTAAAAGAAAGAATACAGTGGGAATTAAGTTCCTCTTATTTAGATCTCCATCTATTTGAAAATGAATATCCCAGAACAAATGGTTATGTAAACTTTGTTGGCGCGCCCGGCACGACCGATAACTCCGGTGGTTTTTACCCTCCCGCCGGCGACGATGAATATATTTTAGTTTTTGGCGGTCCAAATTCTTCAAATCGCGGTAAGAGTAAAGACATTAAAGACACCTCTGGCGATTATAAAAGTGGCTATGCCAACGTGTGGGATCTTCCTAAAAATAGGGAAAATAATTTATTAATTGATGGTTCACCGGGCAACACTGTTGAGTTTTGGCTCAAAAAAGAAGCTTTTGCTTCTAATCAAGAATATTTTGAAGTTATTTTTGATGCACATGTAACTGGTACCGTGCGCGATGATACTGATTATGGGCGATTCACGGTAATGCTGGCAACTACGGGTACAGTAGGAAACTCAGCGTATCAGCCATTTTTGGTCAGATATGGTTCCGGATCAAATAATATATCTTCTTACTTGGGGTCGACCACCTTAACAACTGCTTCGATTGCAGATGGAAAATGGCATCATTATGCAATACGAGTTATAACGTCTGGGAGCGACACTGTTAGTGATTTGTATGTTGACGGCGCATGTAACGATACAACTGTTTATAGCGGGAAGACTGTTGATTATGTTAGCGGCAACATTGTCGCCACAATCGGCGCCTTGGCCTCTTCGTTTAATGTCAGTGACATCGAAAGTGGCTCTCGCGGTTGGGCCAAATTGTCCGGCTCTCTCGACGAATTCCGCTTTTGGAAAACTCAACGCACCTCTCAACAAATCGGCCGCCAAATGATTGAGCCTGTTGGGGGTGGTACGAACACGGACGATGCAAACACTACTTTGGGGGTATACTATAAATTTAACGAAGGCATCACACTGACCGCCTCCACCGATCAAATTATTTTAGATTATTCTGGTAGAATAAGCAATGGTACTTTCGAGGGCTATAACTCAGCGACTCGAAATACGGGCTCGGCCCTAGTTGATTCGGGCAAGGTTAACAAGGAGTTCAAGGATCCAATCCTCTATAGTTTCCATCCAGACGTGCTGTCTCTCAAAGAAACAAGGCAAGGTGAGGGCCGCATTTATGACTATTCCAATAATGCGTCGATATATCACTCACTGCCAACCTGGATTATAGAAGAGGATGAAGCCAAAGAGCACTCTCCATTAAGAAACCTTACACAAATTATTGGTAGTTATTTCGATACCTTAGCTAGCCAAATAGAATCTATACCAAAGTTTAAGCATAAGAATTATTTAAGTTCTAGCTTTAAGCCATATCCTTTCGCAGACAGGCTATTAGAGTCCGTAGGCTTTTCATATTTCCCCGAATTATTTTCGGATGCAACCGCACTTCAGCACTTTAGAAATAGGGATGACGTGTCTCTCTTTAAACAAAAATTATACGATGTAAAAAACCGCATATACCAGAATATTTATAATAATATTGTTTATATATATAAAACAAAAGGAACAGAAAAATCTTTTAGAAACCTTATTCGCTGTTTTGGGCTAGATGCTGAAGTATATAAAATTAACACATACGGCAATCGCATAACTTACCAACTGAAAGACAACTACGAATCAGTAGCAGAATTTAAAAAGTATGCTAATTTTTCATTGGTTACTACCAAAAATGCAGTAGTCTTTCCATTTTCTTCAAGCACCAATCCGAACTCTACTTCGTTTATCTCTGCAAGCCTAGGCGATGCTTTGGAGACCACCGGTGGCCTCGCTCTTACGATGGAGACTGAAGTAGCATTCCCGCGTCGACATAGCCTCGCGGCCTCGAATACGGTAGCTCAAGTTGGGACGGGTAGTAGTAAATCTTTTAGGGCATATTCACCATTTAGAACAGCGTCTCTTTTTGGGATGCATCAAGTTGTGGGCAATGCTGAAAATAATTTAACGTGGGCATCTACTGATTATGCAAATTTTCAAGTTTATGCGATAAGAGATACCGAATTTTCAAAAAGATGTCAATTTGTGTTGACTGGAACAGCAGATTCCGTCATACCTACTCTCAGCAGTAGTTATTTTAATGCCGTCTTCGACGACACCCGATGGAATTTTTCTGTAGCAATAAAGCCAACAAAGTATCCCGAAGCGATGCTCCCAAGCGGCTCCAGTGGCTCGACATGGGATGTAGAATTTTATGGTGTAGAAAAGGTACTTGATACTATAAAAAACGAATTTTTTGTAACATCTTCAATCACCACAATGCAGGGTACCCGCTTCATGACAAATCCGAAAAGTGTTTATATTGGCGCGCACCGCACTAATTTTTCTGGAGGGTTGCTACAAAGTTCAGATGGAAACATCTCTTCAACCCGTGTATGGATGACTTATCTTCCAACCGGCGCAATAAAACAACACGCACAAGACGTAAAAAATTATGGCAGTCCAAACCCCTATAAGAGTGCATATTTGTACCAGACAACCATGACCGGAACCCGCGTACCAGAAATTCATACACTGGCTTTAAACTGGGAGTTTAGCACCCTCACCGCGTCAGATGCTAGCGGAGAATTTATTGGTCAAGACTTTTCTTCTGGGTCTACAAGCCTTCAAAACCGCTATAACTGGATTGGCAAGATTATAGGAAAACAATATTTACCAAAAGGATATGCATTCCCAACTAACTCTTCGAGTTCTATTAATAGAAAATATATTTATTCTGCCAAAAAGCAACTACCAGAAATGATTAATAGTTCAGATATGGTTAATGTTTTGGAAGATGACGACAAATTTTTTAATAAAGTTGACCTGGCGCGCCCCACGAATTATTATATGTATATTGAAAAAAGCATGTACCAGACCATATCTGAAGAAATGATAAAAATATTTTCATCGATTAAAG